TACCCGCTGCGGAAGTTCAGCAATTCATTTTTGAAATTGTAACGGAATTGATGTGCATGATGCCGTCGCTGCCGTATGAAATTATTCTTGATTTTTCATGGCTTCAATTAAAAAGATGGCATACGGCAGCGGTACGGAATACGAAACTATTACGGGGGATTACCTAAATGGCGGACGTTAAAGCCAGCGTTTTACTGACATTAAAAGACTTATACTCAAAAGAACTCGGTAAAATGGGAACGGCAACAAAAAAGTTTTCTTCCGATACACTTGCCGCAGTCAATAAAATAGATGGTGTGTTTTCCGGAATGAAAACCAAGCTCGGAGCCATCGGCGTATCCCTTTCTCTTGGAGCTGCTTCAAATGAAATTATTGACCTTGATGCCCGCCTTACCCGTATGGGAATGACTGCCGATGCTTCTGCAGAACAGGTAAATCGGCTCAAGCAGAAAATCTTTGAAGCTGCTCAAGACCCGAATATCAAGATGGGAACACCAAAAATTGTCGAAGCGCTTGAATCGGTTATGACAAAAACCGGTGATTGGCAATATATTGAAGATAACGTAAAAAACATTGCTGTCGCTTTACAAGCTACAGGGGAACAAGGCGAATCTATTGGAGATATGTTTGCTGATTTCCAAAAAGGAAATTATAAGGTAGACGAAATAAGTCACCTCATGGATGTTTTAGTAAAACAAGGTGATCAAGGTGAATACACTATGGGGAAATTTGCCAAAACCATAAAATCCGTTAGATCTGCATATTCTCTCATCGGTACTTCCGTTGAAGACACAAAAAAACTCGGCGCAGTTATGCAAATCCTTATCTCCGGAACAAAGAATGAAGAAGCTGCCGTTACCTCACTTGACGCCATAATGTCTGAACTTGCCGATCCTAAAAAACAAGAACAGCTGGGGATTATCGGCGTTAGAGTTCGTGATACAGCCGGAAATTTTCGAGACCTTGCGGATATTATGCAAGATGTTTTAGCTGTTGCAGAAAAAGAAGGCAATACTGATTTTTTAGGTGAAGTATTTGGCATGACCAGCATGAAAGCTATCAGAGCTTTTCAGCAATATGGCAAAAATTATAAAAAACTCACAGAGGGTTTAGGAGATACGACCGGTGCCCTTGAAGCCAAATCTGCGCGCATGGCAGAAACAATGAAGGCAAATCTCCAAAACCTTCAAACAACGTTTTTAAAATTTGCAGATACAAATCTAGCAAAACCCTTAGAGCGGTTAAATGATTTACTTTCGTATCTTTCCGAAAAACCTGAACGGCTGGAGAAAGTATTTAACACGATAAAATACGGACTTGGCGCAATCGTGGCTGTTAAAGGACTCGCAAAAGTATCGGGTTTTATCGGCTCTATTTCAAGTGGTATTAGAACACTCACGGGCGGCAGTATGCAAGCGGCACTCGGCGGGGCTCTTTCCGGAAAGGGAGCAGGGGCCGCAAGCGGTCTTCCGGTATTTGTTACAAATATGGGACAAGGCGGTATGGGGGCTTCAAACGGTCTTTCTCAAGCTGCTTCAGGCGGCGCTGCAGGAACACCGACGCTTGGAGGAATTATGGATGCCAATGCGCAGAACTTTAGAAACGGCGCTATTCAAATGGGTGTGCTGCAAACCGTTACAACAGGGATGGTGAAGACGCTCGCTGCTATCGATGAGGTTCGCAGTATTAATGCCGATGACTCTTTAAGCGGT